TTAAGGAGCAAATCAGTGCAGGCAAGCTCGAGAAATTTAAGGGATTGCAGTATTCCAACGAGCATAAGCAATTAACTAAAGCAGTTTGGTATAGGTTCGTTTGATGCAACTCCACGCAACTCCAATATGGTTGTTGTGATATTGTAAACCGTAATCTCAATTTGGGTTAACATTTAACCCGTCCGTTGCGGTACAACGAGTAAAATTTCCACCGTCAGAGAAGAAAAACCTATGGCAGATTCAAATGGGATCGCATCCCCAAAAGCAGAAGAAAGTGAAGTAAAAGATGACAATAGCATTGTTAGTCTTGGCGATATTGCCGAGGCAGCAGGGTTAGACTCATCATCGTTCTTTGAGAGTGCATTAGAAGACCAACCAGAAGAGACAGAAGAGACTGAGGAAACTCAAGTTGAGACTGAGGAAACTGAAGAGGTTGCAGAAGAAGTAGAGGAGCCAGAGGTAGAGTCTCTGTCCACTGAGTTATCGGGGGATGAGGCACCAGAGGATCCAAAGCTAGAGGAGTCAGATGGAGTCAAAAAACGCATTGGTAAATTGATTGAAGCAAGGAACCAAGCTGAAGCTGAAGTTGAAGAACTTAAGGCTAAAGTGGCAGAGATAGAGTCATCCAGCAATCAACCTACTCCCAATAACAAGGGATTGGAGAGATTTGATGGAGTAAAAGACTTTAAGGAACTACAGGCAAGAGAGGCAGAAGCCGAGCATTTGCGTGAGTGGCTTTTAGAAAATCCAGATGGTGGTGAATACACTGACATTACAGGATCTGATCATGAAGTAGAGTACGAGCAGGCCAGAAAACTAATGGTGGAAACTGATCGTGATTTACGAAAAAACATTCCTCAAGCAGCACAAAGACTTCAGCAGCGTGAGCAAAACAAAAACGCTGCCATGCAAACCTTTGAGTGGATGAAGGACAAGCAAAGCCCAGAGATGTTGGAGGTCCAACAGGTGCTATCAGCAAATCCGTTTATCAAGGAATACTATGATAAAGATCCTTTTTCAGTTCTTACCGTTGCTTACGCAATTGAAGGAATTAAGTCCGTGAACGCTAGGAAGGCAGTAAAGCCAGCCAAGCAATCTGCGGCACCTACGGCCCCAGTTCCAAGTCGAGCAAAACCACCAGTAGTCCGCAAGAAGGGTAACACAAAAAAGTCCCTCTTGCAGCAAGCCTCATCTGGTTCAGTGGAAGATGCATCCTCATACATTGAATCAATATTGTAATAGGAGATAATTTAAAATGGCTATAGTAGAACGGGATCAATCCCTTAAAAGAGAGTCACTTAGTGACTTAATGACAATCGTGGACAGGAAATCCTGCCCATTCATTTCGCAAGTAAAAAAAGGTGCCGCACCTAAAAACTCATTTGTTGAGTGGCCCTTAGACAAGCATAAAGATAACCTTGTTCGCACTGCAAATTATGCTGGTGGAATAAGTGACAACTTACCTATCGATGGTGCCGATATTGCTGACGGTGATTTCGAGAATTACGATGACCGCACAAAGTGTTCAGTATACCTTCAGTACGCAAGACGAGTACCTAAAGTCTCTCGTTTGGCTAACATGGTTTCTGATGTTGCTGGCGTGGGATACAAGAAGGAAATGGCTAATAGTATCGCCAAAGCCCTTGTTAGTCACAAGCGTGATATTGAGAGTACCCTTTGTTCCTCACAGGAAACTGCACAGGAAACAAACGCATCTCCATACCAGACTCGTGGCCTCGGTAAATGGGTTAGTAGTGCAGCACAAGGCACTTTACCAGTCCCTGCTGACTTCCGCACCCCTGCAAATTCAATCAAATCCGTTACTGCCGCAAATGCCGTAGAGGAAGACCTTCGGGATATCCTACAAAGCATTTACGAGCAAACAGGTGAGTCCGACAAAACCTTTTACGGTCTTTGCGGAACGCAAGTTAAGAAAACTATTTCTAACTTCACCTTGTTTACTCCTCGCACAAATAACCTTGTCGTTTCCAATCGTGACACTGACGAAGGCCGCTTGAGTGCTGCCGTGGATATCATTGAATCTGATTTCGGCACAATCACCCTAAACCTCTCTTCTTTCTTAGAGCAGGATGCCCGTGACGGTGGGGGTGCATATGATGCTACCGTTGGACAAAAAACATTATTCATCTTGAATATGGCCCAGCTTGAAGCTTGCTATGCAGAAGAAACTTCTGTTCGTGAACTTCCAGACTTGGGAGGTGGACCTCGCTCAATCATTGAGTCCGTGTTCTCCTTAAAATCCTACTCTGGTGGGTTGGATCACGGTAAATACTCACTTACCTAAGATTTAGTTTCATTCGGTTCTAGTATGCTTGGTGCGGAAGAAATAATTGTTGGTAAGGAAAACATCACAAAAGATGTTTGGGGTAGTCTTGCCGATATCTTTCGTGCCGAGCTTGCTGGGGCAGAGATTGAACAAAGGAAACTGATGGAGGCTGAAAAAAGAGTCTCTGGAGGAGAAAGAAAAGATCTACCGTTTGGTAGACTTCGTTTTAAGATATGCCAAGAGGTGTATCATTTCTGGGGAGGCAAACTGGGTTACGAATGTTGGAAAGATAAGAGTTTTTTAAATTGGTTAGAAAAACGATTTGGGGACCTAGTTTCAATAAATAGTAAGTCAGCAAAGCTAGGAATTTAAGATGCGTACAATCCCATACTCCCAGATTGAAAAGGGGTTGGCCGCTATTGCAGGAATTGATTCTGAGAACATTCTTGCACACGAAAAGGCACAATTCGCAGAGTTTATAAATGATGCCACAAGGTTCGTCTGGGATTATTATCCTTGGCCAGAATCTACAAGAATTGAGAAAAGATATTTCCGTCCACTTTGGGTTGAGGGACAAAATTACGAAATCGGAGACGAAGTATTTTTTAAAGACAAATACTACCGAAAGTTTAAGCAACCAGAGTTCAAAGACACACAAGGATGGGGACAAGCAGGATTTAATAGAATCTTTGCATTTGGCAACTCCTATACAGACTCTGGTAATTACCCAGATCAGTACTGGCAGGACAAAGAGACTACATGGGTTAAATATTTAGCAGAGTCATTAAGCCTACCACTTTCACCATCAAGTAATGGTGGAACAAATTACGCATATGGTGGAGCAAGATTAGTTACAGATCATTACGATTCAGTTGCGGATATAACAATACCATCCATCCAGTCACAAATTAATTCTGCACCAGATTTTAGCGAAACTGACTTAGTTACATTTTTCGGTGGAGGGAATGATTACATAGGTGATAATAAAAGTGCTACTTACATAGCAAGTAACATTGAAAGTAATTTAAATCTACTAATTAGTAAGGGAGCAAAAAACATATCAATCTTGAATGTGTTTAACCTCTATAGACTTCCTGCGGTTAGTGATCCTAATGCAGATCAAGTGTCACAAGATATTAATACTAGTTTGGCACAATCAGTAGCTACACTCACTGCAAATAATCCAGATGTAAAAATTACTATTTATGATTTTTACGATTTTATTGAGAGGATGTATCTCTCTCTTTCAGAAGCATCATTCCAAGATATATTTTATGATGACCTTCATATGAAAGAAGGTATTCATAGTGATATCGCTTATGAGGTTTACGATCAGATACAGGGCAGAGATTGGGACTCTGTGGAGAACGATTGGTTTCCGTATGTTAACCCACAAGACTCTAATGTATGGCATGAGACTGGTGATCGATTTACCACAGAGGAATGGTTGGAGACTGGATTATACGGAGTTGGTGCATTGGTTCAGTCGGAGGATGGAGTTTTTATTTGCATAAGAATACCAGAGGGTGACCCACTTGATCCATCCACCCAGTATGCAAACTTTAGCCAAAATGGTATTGCACTGGATAATGGTAGATACTGGCAGAAAGTAGACACTACCTTTGAAAGGTTTATAGCTTTTGATCAAGAAGATGAAGAGGTGATCGGCACCCTGTTTAGTATTCATACTGCGGACCCAAGGTATAATTCTGGTCCTGTATTAGATTGGGAGTTAGGCCGTGAAGGGATTTATGTAGATTTACCATTTGAAACAAATCATGTATGGGTTCGATATAGAGAAGAACCCCCTGTTTTCTCCCCACAAGATTCGGATAAACCGTTATTAAATTATTTGGCTCCAGCAATAAAAGCATATGCTTACAGGTCATTTTTAATAAGTGACGGCCAAAACGAAAAAGCCGCCCTACAAGAGCAATTAGGTCTTGATATGCTTGTGCGAGAAATAGACAAGCTCGTCCATCAGCATGATCGAGGCATTAAAGGATTTAAGGGGGTTGCGATATGAAGATAAGGAACGAAGCTTTTCGTAGAATAGTATCTGGCCGCAATCAAGATTTTGAGGCAAAGCAAAATACGAGTGTAAAGTCTGGCAAGTTAATTGTTGCTTCTGTTGCAGGGATTCTTGGCAGTATAAGTTTATTTACCACAACTCCAGCATATGGTGAAGTTGCAGGCCAAGACTATGTTGCAAACCTTGCTGGCGGCAACTCGGGGACCGAATTATTAAATCAATTCAAAGACTGGGCATGTGATGAATTAGATGATCAAAGCCTATGCCAAAAGTATATAGATGCTGAAGGCTGGGAAGACCTAGAGATAGATGATATTATCGAGTGGAAGACGGCAAACGGAATTGAAGACATTGTAGACGGTGATATGTCTTTGTTCGCAAGCATTCCTGTTCGCTATATAATTGAGCATAGATCCGCATCCGCATCATTTAAACTAACGACTTTAGTTCAGTCTGATGTTGAGTATAATAGACAGGCAACTTCATCTATAGGTTTACGATTTGATGGTGGAGCAGCTAACTGGGAGACATTTGTAAACTGGGAAAATATGGATGTTTACTGGGATGCTCCAGAATCAACATCTACACCTTACCTTGCGAAAGTAATTGAAGAGGGTGCAAGTGCATTAATAAAAATTGAAACAGGCATAGGTACGGTTGATTATAATTCTACCGTTTTTTGGGAGTACATGGATGTAAATTGGGATGAAGAGGACACATCTGGATCCACTCAGTTCTTTGTTCCTAAAATTACAAGAAATGCAGCAGCATCATTTACTCTTAATGCATCTGTAGGGACCGCAGATTATGAGTCATCTGTTTTCTGGGAATACATGGATGTAGACTGGGATGAAGAGGATACAAGTACATCCAATCAATTTACTGCAAAAGTATACGAACGGACAACAAGTGCCTCTATGGCCCTTTCAATGACGGTAGGGACCGCAGGCTGGGCATCTGCTATTGAGTGGCAGAATACAGATGTGGAATGGGACAAAGAGTACGCTGGCTCCATTTTGCAAGGCATAATTAATTTAAATACTTCACTCACAATAAATACAAATCACACTTTAATCGCAGGCTGGAAGAGTGAATCCAGTCCGTGGTCAAACTTAACAAAAAACTGGGAGGCAAGCTAAATGGCTACATTACAAGGACGGGCAATAAAGGATACCTATAAAGATCTGCTACAGGTATCAAATTCAAATAACGGAGTAGACGGCACGATGAGGACGGTTGAAGATGGAGAAGGTACATCTTCCGCACTTAAGGTCTCAAGTAGCGGTGTGCAAATTGCTGGGACATTAGATGTTACTGGTAATGTAACAGGAGTTCCACATGTTGACTACCAAGGTAGTTATTCTTCTTCAACTGCATATATAGAAGATGATGTAGTAGTCTACAATGGATCAAGCTATATCGCCAAAGGAAACACAACTGGCAACGCGCCAACGAACACAACCTACTGGGGCTTGCTTGCCCAGAAAGGTGCAAATGGTACTGATGGCACAAACGGAACGAACGGAACAAATGGGGCTACAGGCCCTGTTGGCCCACAAGGCCCACAAGGCCCACAAGGCCCTACAGGAAATGACGGAGCAGATGCAGTTATCTCAACAAACTCCATTAATAAAACTCACATAAGTGACACTGACACTTTATTCCAAGTAAATGACTCTGGTACGATTTCCAGTACAACTCAAACCGCAGGAGGTCGAGTCCGTATTGGAGGGGCATTCTCAACTAACACAACTGGAGTCCTTGGGAACATTGAAAGTTCTTTCGGTGCTAGAGATATGGCATTCACGGTTAGTGGAGGAGACTTACCTTGCGTAGTTGTCGGAGATGATTCCTCTACCAATGCAGGGGTTGCGATGGGCTTAATTAACCAGAATCCAAGTACTGTAAAACCATGTACGCTTGCTTTGTATAATAACAATAATACCTATGCTAATAGTGCATTAGTACACATTGAGAACCAAAGTCATTATGATAGGTTGTCAATGGGTTTTCTTTCTGGAAATCAAAACTTTGTTTTCCTTGCCAATAGTGGTGGTGGATTCATGCCAATGAATGGTGCGAGTAGCACGGTAGCAGGCCAGCAACTTGGAGGAAGTGCAAATAAATGGAAACAATTATATGCACATAATTCCACGATTAATACTTCAGATGTAAACATGAAGCAGGACATCGAGGATTTATCAGAGGCAGAAAAAAGAGTTGCAGTTGCATTAAAAGGACTGGTTAAAAAATACAGATTTAAAAGTGCAGTTGCCGAGAAAGGTGAGGATGCAAGAATACACATTGGAGTTATAGCACAAGATGTTCAGCAAGCATTTATAGATGAAGGGCTGGACGCTACAAAATATTCCTTATTTTGCGAAATGACTTCTTACACTTGGACTGATGATGAAGGCAGGAAACAATCCTCTGATGAAATCCCTCCGTGCTTAACTGAAGCAGATTGCACCAAAGAAATTACATACGGAGTTAGATACGAAGAAATCTTCGCATTTATTGTATCCGCACTCTAATCACAGGAGGATTAAAAAATGGCACAAGCATCTAACTTTTTAGAGCATAAATTCCTCACTGGTTTATTGGGGGGTAGCAATGTTACTTTTTCTGGCAAACCTTATATTGCCTTAATGAAGTCTTCTCCGTCCGACACTGGTGGAGGAACTGAAGTAACTGGAACAAATTACGCTAGAGTTCGGGTCGGTGACGCTGGGCAGGGAAGTTTCTCTGTTGGGGCAACTGGTACCGCAACAAACACTGCTGCATTTACATTTGATGATGCAGGTAGTGCGTGGGGTACGGTGACGCATATCGCTCTGTTCGATTCATCGTCTGGCGGAAACATGTTGTTATTCGCTAACCTAAATGCATCTGCAAATGTCCAAGGTGGTGATATCTTTAAAATCCCAGCATCTGGTTTCATCATCACAATGGATTAATTTGTTTTTCATTAATCATATTATT